CGCATCAGCATTTGACCGTATGGCTTATAGCGTGATAAATGAAGCCCTTAATAATTCATGCCACAACATAGATAGCGAAGCGGCAAGGGAGCAGATGCAGAAACAAATATATAAAAGCGTGGTTCATTGTACGCCGTATGAAAGTATTTATGATGTGATGTGTGGCCGCCGTCAATTCTACGATTACCGCAATGAATTTATAACCGCAGTTGCCGAGGGGCTAGGAATGTTGCCAGGCAGCAGGACTAAAAGGAATACCGGATGCAGCAGTACAACGGGGACATAATAGCAAGGCAAAAGAATTTATAATTGGGTTATGGGGTAGCAATACACATAACCCATAAACCATTTACAGAAAGGGCGGTGGGACCGTGAAAGAATATGCAAAGGGCTTTTATAAGTCCGCCGCATGGAAGAGAGCAAGGCAGCAAGTAATAACCAGGAGCAACGGATTGTGCGAGCGGTGCAAGGCGAGAGGAATATATAAGCCGGGTTACATTGTGCATCACAAAGAATATATTACGCCGGGCAATATCAGCAATCCAAACATCACATTAAACCTGGACAACCTGGAATATGTTTGTGAGGATTGCCACAACAAAGAACACAAGGCAGTACATACACCAATGCGTTATCAGTATGATGCAAACGGAAATTTATTACCGCCGAAAGAAAATAATAAATCAGACCACACCCCCCGGGGACAGAAATTGACCCCCGGGACAAAAGAACCGAGGGAGTTACTTCAAAAAAACTCCGCAAGGTCGCACGCATATGAGGGGGGTATATTTATGGCAGAAAGCAAGAATGATTTAACAGAAAATAAGAAAAAAAGACCGAACAAATTAACAAATGCGAGGATTAAAAAAGAGATAGAGTTTTTAGAAAAAATGTTTGTTGGGGTTGATGATGAAAACAAGAAAACCCTTATAAATTCACTGATTGAGGAAGCGGCGTTTTTAAAAGTGGCTTGTTTCCAGGCGAAAGAAGAATTGAAAAAAGAGGGCCTTACAACGGAAACCGTGAACGCATCACAGAAATTTGTAAAAGCCCACCCCTCAACCCAAATTTACGAGAAATATTCACGCCAATATACCGCAATTATCCACTCACTCATTGAGTATTTACCGCCAAAAGAAAAAGAAAAAGTGGACCGTTTGGCGGCGTTACGGGATGAATAGTTAATGGATAATTGGATTTTTAAATACCATGAAGCAATCCAAAAAAAAGAAGTAATTGTGGGTGTATGGGTGCGGTTGTGTTTTGAAATTTTGACAACCGGGCTATTAAATGGAGAGTGGGAATTTAACGAGAAAAAAGCGAACAAGGCTATAAAATTCATAGAAAATTTTTGCCACCATTCAGAGGGACGGAGCGACCTTTTACACCTGGAATTGTGGCAAAAGGCTATTGTGTCCGCCATATTTGGCATTATGGACAAAACAACCGGGTATAGGCAGTTTAGAGAGGTTTTTATAATTGTTGCCCGTAAGAACGGTAAAACACTTTTTGCCGCAGCAATAGCCGCATACATGACATACGTAGACGGGGAATATGGGGCAAAGGTTTATTTCCTTGCACCGAAGTTAGACCAGGCGGATTTGGTGTATGATGCCTTTTATCAGATTGTGCAATCAGATGATGAATTGGACAGTATCACAAAAAAACGCCGGAGTGATATTTACATAAAGGCTTTCAATACAAGCGTAAAAAAGATTGCTTTCAACTCTAAGAAATCGGACGGTTTCAACCCTCAATTGGTAGTCAATGACGAAATGGAAGCGTGGCCGGGAGACCAGGGATTGAAGCAATACGAGGTTATGACTTCCGCCCTGGGAGCGAGAAAGCAGCCGTTAATAATATCCATTGCAACCGCCGGATATGTGAATGACGGAATTTTTGATGAATTATTTAAAAGGGCAACGGCATTTCTAAAGGGCAATAGCAGAGAAAAACGGCTTTTGCCTTTTATTTACATGATAGACGATATAGAGAAATGGGATAGCATAGAGGAATTAAAGAAGAGCAACCCAAATTTGGGCGTGTCCGTATCGGCGGAATACTATTTGGAGCAAATAGAGATTGCAAGAAATTCAATCTCGAAAAAGGTTGAGTTTATGACAAAGTTTTGTAACATCAAACAAAATTCAGCCGTGGCATGGTTGGATTATTGGGATGTTATGAAATGCGTACACGAAGAAAAGCCGTTATCCCTGGAAGATTTTAAAGGATGCTATTGTGTGGGCGGTATCGACCTATCAAGAACCACGGATTTAACCGCAGCAAGCATTGTAATAAACCGGGACGGAATAAACCATATATTCACACGGTTTTATATGCCACAAAAGCGGTATGAAGTGGCAATTAACGAGGACAACACGCCGTACAACATATATAGGGACCGGGGTTTTTTGTTCATATCCGGGGAAAACCAGGTGGACTATAAGGATGTTTACAATTGGTTTATCGAACTTGTGAAAGTGTATAAAATCAAACCGCTAAAAATCGGCTATGATAGGTATTCGGCAAATTACCTTGTGGAAGATTTGAAAACCGCCGGGTTTCACACGGATGATGTATACCAGGGAACGAACCTCACACCTATATTACATGAGTTTGAGGGGAATTTAAAAGACGGGCTTTTTGATTTTGGGGACAATTCCATGTTGGCGGCACATTTCCTTAACGTGGCGGTGGATATTAACCTAAACGATAGCAGAATGAAACCCGTAAAAATTGAAAAGCGTATGAGGATAGACGGGGCTATGAGTGTGTTTGATGCCCTCACAATGGTTTCCAAGTACCACAATGAGATAGGCAAGAAATTATTGAATATAAGCAAAGAAACCGCATAGATGCAAGGGAAAATGCGTTGCGGCAGCAGTATTAAAGTGGGTCAGAATTTCAACACGAAACATTATAGAATGTTGGTGTGGGAAAACTGGCCCTATTTTTGAGGAAAGGGGGAGAAGAAAACGGGAATTATCGCAAATGTATTAAATTCATTCCGGGCAAAGTACAGACCCCTACTATTGAGCCGTGGAGAGTATGAGCCAACGGGAACATTACGGGATAATGACATTGTGGGAGCAATTGCGGATGCAATCGGAAAGAATGTTGGCAAGTTGAAACCCCAGGTAATCCGTAAGGATGAAAAAGGCATGGTAATTAAAAATGATTACCTTGCAAGGCTTTTATCTTTACGCCCATGCCCGGAAATGTCAACCTATGATTTTTTATACCGTATTGCCGTTGATTTGGTTTATACATCCAATTCCTTTTCCGTGATTTTTTGGAACAAGGATTTTACCAGGGTTGAGAGCATCCAACCGATTACCACAACATCATATAGGATTTTTGAGGATGATAAAAATAACATCCTTTTCCGCTTCCGTTGGGATTATGACGGAAAAACGTACACCGTGCCATACCAAAATGTAATCCATGTTAAGGCGAGATATAATAAACGCCGTTTCCTGGGAACAACGCCGGATATGGAGTTAAAAAGAAGCCTGGACCTCATAGAAACATCCGGGGAAACCATAAAGAACATTGTAAACCGTTCAAATTCTTTAGCCGGGTATTTGAAATATAACAATATCGCAGATGATGAAGAATTGAAAGAAATAGCCCGGAATTTCCAGGATGCCTATATGAACAAGGACAACGCCGGGGGAATTGCTGCAATTGATAATACGGTGGAATTTAAAGAAATCTCACAGAGAACGCCGAGCATACCGACAAACCAAATTACATTCTTACGGGATAACATATACCGTTATTACGGCGTGAATGACAAAATATTGACTTCCACGCTAAACGATACCGAGTTTATTTCATTTTATGAGAATGTAATTGAGCCTATCAGCGTGCAATTGTCCTATGAGTTTACGTTTAAACTCTTAACGCCCCGTGAAATTGGTTACGGAAACCGCATTGATTTTGTGGCAAACCTTTTACAGTATGCCACATTGCAGACAAGGGAAACCATAGGCGGCGGAATGTTTGACCGTGGAGCGTTGACAATTAACGAATACAGAGAACTTATGTATTACGGCCCGGTAGAGGACGGGGACCAAAGGTTGGTATCTCTAAACTATGTCAAGGTTGGGGACCAATCATTGTACCAGGTAGGGCAGCAGAACGAGCCGCCGGATGATACCGGAGCAAATGACAGAGAAAAACGGGCAATGCAAGCGGCCGCCCGTGCCTATATGCAGATTATGAAAGGGGGTTAATGGAAATGCCACAGATAAAACAGTTTATTGCGTGCAAAAATGCCAAGACCGCAACCGTAAAGCCGTTTTGTGAGATTAAAAACATCACAGATACAACGGCGGACCTTTATTTTTACGGGGATATTGTTTCGGATTGGTGGGGAGCATGGCAAGACGAGGACCAATACCCGGATGCAATCAAAAATTTCCTTGCAGAAGCAAACGGCAGAGATTTAAACATTTACATCAATAGCGGCGGCGGTTCGGTATTTGCCGGAATTGCTATTTACAATATGCTTAAACGCTACCAGGGAAAGAAACATTGTTTTGTGGATGCCCTGGCCGGTTCGATAGCATCACTTTTTCCGTTTGTGGATAGTGACAAACCAACAATTCCAAAGAACGCCTATTTGATGATACATAAGCCGTGGTGCGATTGCGAGGGCAACGCTAACGAATTACGCAAAATGGCGGACACATTGGAAGCCATAGAAGCCGGAATTTGGAGCATCTACGAGGAACATTTAGCAGAGGGCGTAACAATCGAGCAGATAAAAGAGTTAATGGAAGCGGAAACATGGTTGAGCGGCGAGGAAGCCGCAAAATACTTTAACGTGTCGGTGGGAGAAGAAAATACCGCCGTTGCAGCAGTCCAGGACTACACGAAATTATATTGCAAGAACACGCCGGAAGCATTAGCCGGGGGAAATCCGCCGGACGATACCAAGGACCAGGCAGCAGCCAAAGAAAAAGAAATCCTTGCCGATATCTCGAATGATACCGACAAGGAAACTATGAAATCTCTTAAACAAGAAGCTAAAGCCGAAAAGCAGGAATACAGCCAACTCAAGAAGCTGCGATGGTAATTGCTCATTAACTCAAATAAACTCTCTGACAGTAAAACCGAGCAATTACAATCTATTCTGCAAGATCATCACGACCTTGCTGTTTGTTATGCCATGAAAGAGGAAATGTGCAGACTTTATGAACTGACAGATTACCAACAAGCAGTCATCGGATGGACAAAATGGTTTCAGGCGGCGAAAGAAAGTGAGATTCCCGCATTGGTACGGTTTGCAGTTCAAAAAGAAAAACGGCTCCCCGGCTTAGCGAGACCGCCGAAAAGTTTGTGTAAAAGTGAATAATAGACTTCCTTTCAAGCAATAATGGAAATAGAAAAAGTTAAAGCTTGAAAGAAAGTTTTTTAATGGAAAAAGCACCGGCAGAAATGATGAGAGAATTTGTAAGAAGCCAAAATTTCACATCAACAGATGAAGTGATGACAGCGATGAAAGATATGTTCAAGGACATTCTTCAGGAGATTATGGAATGTGAGCTTGCAGATGAGCTTGGCTACGAGAAAAGCGAAAGAGTGTCGAATGATGAATGTAGCAATAAGTCGAAAAATTACAGAAACGGCTACTCAAAAAAGACGGTCAAAACGCAGCTCGGTGAGCTTGATATTAAGGTTCCGAGGGACAGAAACGGCGAATACGAGCCAAAAATAATCAGCAAATACAACCGTAATGCAGACGGTATGGAAGAGAAAATTCTCTCACTTTATGCCTGCGGAATGAGCCAGCGTGATATTTCCGAACAAATCAAAAATCTGTATGATGTAGAAATCTCTCCCGAGTTTGTCAGCAAAATCAGCGAGAAGATTATGCCCGATGTGACTGCATGGCAAAATCGACCTCTTGAAGCTGTATATCCGTTTGTGTTTATGGATGCAATTCATTACAAGGTCAAGGAAAATCATCAGTATATCACGAAGGCTACGTATGTAGTTCTGGGCATCAATCTTGACGGTCAGAAAGATATTCTCGGCATATGGATTGGCGAAAATGAGAGCAGTAAATTTTGGCTAAATGTGTTGAACGAACTCAAAACCCGTGGAATTAAAGATGTATTTCTGTTCTGCGTGGACGGCCTGACAGGTTTCAGACAGGCTATTGAAGCGGCTTTTCCAAATGCACAAATCCAGCGTTGCATCATTCATCAAATACGCTCAAGCACAAGGTTTGTCAGCTACAAACATATCAAGGAGCTGATGGCTAACTTGAAGAAAGTATATCAAGCAATCAGCGAGGAAGAAGCTATGAACAACCTGATTTTGTTCAAGGACAAGTGGGGCAAAACTTATCCTTCCTGTGTGAAAAGTTGGGAAGAAAATTGGGATATTCTATCCACATTCTTCGCATATCCGCCCGAGGTTCGGAAGATAATATATACAACGAATATTATCGAAGGTTTGAACCGTCAGTTCAGGCAGATTACGAAGAACAAGCCGTCATTTACGAATGATGACAGCCTGCGCAAAATGTTGTATTTAGCGTCGCAAAAGATTGTCGAACGCTGGACACAAAGATGTCGAAACTGGGATATTGTTTTAAGCCAGTTATCGATAATATTTGAGGACAGAATACCGGCTTGATTTGCCCCCGAGAATAGAATTTCCTGTACGCAAAATGTTATTCACGCAAGGCGTGCATAACATTCCGCAGACAGGAAAGAAAAGTTGACACGGGGCAAATCAGAAAGCCTGATTACACCGCAATCCGCTGTTTTATTATTGCTTGAAGGATTATTATTTACACAGAATTTTATGGGGTGTCCATTCAAAGCAAATCACACCCAGCAAAAACTGCTGTTATATATAGGTATAGGGAATTGCTTTCTGTTACAACCCTTTTAACGATAACTCGGCAATAATAATGTCCGTTATAACCATATTAACGATAAGGCATAAAAGCTGATTTTAAAACCGTTGAAAAGTAGTCTTTTGGTAGTCTTGTACTTTTCAACTGACCGTGATTTGCCGAGATTTACAAAGGAATATTGCGGTTTGTAAAGCGCTCGTGAGTCATCCCATGGCACACAAACATTATTTTAATCAAAGTACAATTCCTCCCGATTTGCCGTAATATGCCGCTATGAATTTGGCAATATCTATATTTGAATATGTTATTTTGTGTGTTGCTGTATTTTCACTATTCATCTATATGTTCCCCTCAAAATGATTTTGAATTGTCGCTATAATATGCAATTTTACCTGTTAACCGAAAATTTCTTCGGGAGTGTGTCCGAGCAGAACATGGAGTCTGGCACTTGTGTACATGACTTTTTGACACAAATATTCAAGCTTTCGGTGGCTGAATGCGATATCATCACGGTTGTAGATTCCGCTTCCCAGGATTACTTCGTATACAGATTCTTCGGAATTGTCGGGTTGAGTTGCAAAACAAATCATAATATCGTTCGCATAATCGTCTGCGTCCTCTTTTGAAAGTCCTGTTTCATTTCTTAAAAACGAACGCATTTCAAGAAAATCGGGAGTCTTTTTAAAATAGCAGTCATCTTCATATCTGAGAAATTGCTCTTTGTCTAGAATGCAAACTTTCTTTCCGATTTGACGATATTTCAGCATTTCGTATTTATCAAGACTATCGTCATCAAATTCAAAAAAGTAAAGATATTCTGCAAGAATTTCCTGTTCAAGAGCAGGGGTTTTTGAGCCGTCATCGTAAATATCGTCCTGATTAAACACACAAAAATACTTTCCCTTAAAATTCATATTTCAACAAATGACAGAAAATCTTCCTCGCTCACAGGCTCGTTCTGGCTGTTGTAAATTTTAAGAAGTTTGCCGATTTCGATAACTCCGTAAAGATTTGCCGCAGCCGCAAAATATCTGTATAAAAGGTCTTGTGTTTCCTTTGAAAGTGTGCATTCTGAAATTTCATGTGTCTACCTCAAATTATATCGTACTCTGACTTATATTGTCAGTTTATCATAATTAATCCCACATTTCAACAAGTCTGTGAACAATTTCAGATACTTGCCAGATGATTAACTTCTGAAAGACAGTTGCAGAGTGGTTTAGCACTGTGTATGTGCAAGCTTTCAAGTTGCCGTGCAGAGGATCGCTGTGCAGTGAATATAGCGGATTATATATTGCCTTTTCATCTAAAATAAGCCATAGATTTCTCGCTCTGCTTTGCGGCGTTTTATTATATTTTGTGACAAATTTTGCATAAAATAACCAAAATAGACTATATTTGATTATCACTTTAGTGAAAATAAATCATATCTATGGCAAAAATCTTGCGTAATTATACCTATATTTTGTTAAAAAACACTTTTTTTCAATTGTTTTTTCCATATTCTCCTCTTTTATTGCTTATTAATGCTTTCTGTGGTATAATTCTATAGATGTATTGCGTATGTGTGTTTAGTAGTAAAATGAAAATTTCTACTATTGTAGATTAAGATATTTAAGTTTGAGGGTATGGGTACGATGAAATTTAAAGCTTTTGAAAATAAGCTTTGGCTTTCTTCACCTACAATGTATGGTGAGGAAAGAATGTATGTTAAAGAAGCTTTTGATACTAACTGGGTATCAACTGTTGGTGAAAATTTAAATCAACTTGAAAAAGGAATTGCTGGATATGTAGGTTGTAAAAAGTCAGTGGCTCTATCTTCAGGCACTTCCGCACTGCATCTTGCTGTAAAATTGGCAGGTGTGAAGTCGGGAGATAGAGTGTTCTGTTCCGATATGACATTTGACGCAACGGTTAATCCCGTTTCATATGAACATGCGGAACAGATTTTTATTGACAGCGAAACAGACACATGGAACATGGACCCTGTTGCTTTAAAAAAAGCTTTTGAATTATATCCCGATACCAAAGCAGTAATTGTAGCCAATTTGTACGGTACTCCCGCGAAGCTTGATGAAATAAGAAAAATTTGTGATGAAAACGGTGCGATTCTTATTGAGGATGCTGCGGAGTCGCTTGGTGCTATATACAAGGAAAGACAGACTGGCACATTCGGAAAATACAATGCAATATCATTCAATGGTAATAAGATTATCACGACCTCGGGTGGCGGGATGTTATTGACAGATGACGAAGATGGTGCAAAGCTCGCAAGAAAATGGTCAACACAATCAAGAGAACCAGCTCCATGGTATCAGCACGAGGATTTGGGGTACAATTACAGAATGTCAAACATCGTTGCCGGTATCGGCAGAGGTCAGCTTTTACACCTTGATGAGAATATTGACAAAAAAAGAAAAATATATTTGAGATATAAGGAAGGATTTAAAGAACTACCCGTTCAGATGAATCCGTTTCTTGATTGCTCAAAACCTAATTTTTGGCTTAGTTGTCTTACTGTGAACTCTGATGCGATGTGTGAACAAAAAAGAGGAAAGCTTGATTGCGAATATGTTTCCTGTAAAGGCAAATCTTGCCCTGATGAGATAAGGGAAACACTTGCTAAGTATAACATTGAATCTCGCCCTATCTGGAAACCTATGCATATGCAGCCGATTTTTGAGGGATATAAGTTTATTTCCGCAGAAGGCACAACAGATGTTGCGGCAGATATTTTTAATAGAGGCCTGTGTCTGCCGAGCGATATAAAGATGACAGAAGGACAGCAGAATATTGTCATTGACATTATTAAGAGTTGTTTTGAATAAATTTTTCTTTTGGGGTGCTTTATGACAGTTGAACATAAGCAGGGGATATATGCTAAATACATAAAACGCTGTTTTGGATTTTTGTGTTCTTTACTTTTTTTGATTTTATTTTGTTGGCTATATGCTATTCTTGCAATTCTTGTAAAAACAAAACTTGGCAGTCCTGTCCTTTTTAAACAGGAAAGACCGGGTAAAAATGAGAAAATTTTTAAGCTTTATAAATTCAGAACTATGACTGATGAGCGTGATGAAAACGGCAACCTTCTTTCCGATGAAGTAAGGCTTACAAAATTCGGCAGTTTTCTTCGTTCAACAAGCCTTGATGAACTTCCAGAACTGATAAATATTCTAAAAGGTGATATGGCTTTTGTAGGACCGAGACCACTGCTTGTTTCATACTTGCCATATTATACAGAGGAAGAGCAACTTCGCCATACCGTAAGACCCGGACTGACAGGTTGGGCTCAGGTAAACGGAAGAAACTTTATCGGTTGGGATAATCGATTGAAGAAGGATGTAGAATATTCGAGAAAAGTCAGTTTTTTGTTTGATGTAAAAATTCTCTTTATGACTTTTGTGCAGGTTGTAAAAAGAGATAATATTTCGGTTGACACCCATGTTGTGGAACCAAATTTTGCAGAAGAAAGAAAACAGAAAATGGAGCGACTCAAGAAGGTAGATGTAGTATGAATCCCATAAATATCTTAATTTTAAGTGCAGGAACACGCAATAAGATTGTTCAGTATTTTAAGAAAACTCTTGGTGAGAACGGTAAGGTTATCGCTACAGATATGAGTACAATTGCTCCTGCTATATACGAGGCGGATAAGTATTACATTGTTCCGAGAATAACTGAACCCGGATACATCGATATAATTCTTGATATATGTAAAAAGGAAAACATCAGCGGAGTGCTTTCACTTATTGATCCGGAGCTTTCTCTTTTAGCTGAAAATGAAGAAAAATTCAAAAATATAGGAACAACTGTAATCGGTTCATCGTACGAATTATGCGAAAGAGCTCTTGATAAAATGCAGATGTTTCAATGGCTTAGAAGTCACGGTTACAATTGCGCAAAAAGCTATGTTGATAAGAATGAATTTTTTGCTGATGTAAAGACAGGAAAGGCAAATTATCCTGTCTTTGTTAAGCCTGTAAGGGGCAGTGCCTCGATTGCAATAAGCAAAGTTTTTGACAATGAAACAGTAGATTTGTTGTTTGATCACTCTGACAATCTTATGATCCAAGAGTATCTTGACGGTCAGGAGATAGGTGCAGACTGTTATATTGACCTGTTGAGCGGAGAATTGGTTTCGGTATTTACCAAAAAGAAAATTGTTATGCGAGCCGGAGAGACCGATAAATCTGTATCGTTTAAAGATGAGAAGCTTTTTGAGCTTATTAAAAAGTTTGTAAATGAAAGCGGCTGGAGAGGTCAGATTGATATAGATATTTTTGAAATCAACGGTGAGTATCATATTTCCGAAGTAAATCCTCGTTTCGGCGGAGGCTATCCGCATGCCTATGAATGTGGCGCAGACCATATGAAATTGATTGTAAATAATCTTAACGGAATTGTAAATTCCGATGTTATCGGCAATTACAAGGAAAATGTCTATATGATGAAATATAATGAGATTATGATAAAGGAATCCTGAGTATTATGGGTATGAAACCAAAGATGCTTGTTTTGATAAACAGCAGCACCGGATTGTATGATTTCAGAAACGAACTTTTATCTGAATTAAGCAAGTCGTACTGTATCGTTGTGTCCACTCCTGATAGTGGAAAAATTGATTTGATAAAAAAACTTGGATGTGAAGTTATTATAACACCTATAGACAGGAGAGGAATTAATCCGGTAGTTGATTTAAAGCTAATTAATAATTATCGTAAGATAATAAATAAAGAAAAACCGGATTATATTTTAGCTTATACGATTAAGCCAAATATTTATGGCGGCTTTTTA